CCTTCAAGTGGAGCCATTCCACGACGTGCACGAACTTCGTTAGGAGTAATAACTTGATCCTTCAGATAACGGTCATCAATACGAGATTGAGTCTCTTCATCTGTAAGTGCAAGTTCGTTAAATTGAAGTTTGAACGCATCAGTAAATTCCTTGATAATTAAATTAATCTTAAACTCAAGTTCTTCTTGACGTGGACGACATACTTGCTCTTTAAATGTCTTGTCAGCATCTTTAGCATTAGCCAACGAAACGTTTGCAGGCATTCCAAGCTTTGATACTGGAACACGGTGAGACAAAAGAATACGATCTCTGTTTTCTACCGCATAGTTCCTAAACGAAGAATCTTGAATTCCCGCTTCAATTGGCTCCATGTTAAACTCAACACGACCTTGCTCGCCATCTGATGGAAGAGGGATATAAAGGGTTCTGTGATTTCTTCCTTTAAGCCCCGTCTGGAAGAACTCTAGTAACTTACGCTCTGATTCTGCTGTAAGCTTTGCTCCCTTTACGGTAATAATGTAACGAGGCACAGCTTTGTTTTCAAAGTAGTCCAAGTTAAATCGCTGTGCGAATTCATCACCAGCAACTGCATTCTTAGCAGACAAAACATCTGGAATGCCATAGTAGGTATTTGACGGAGTAAATACTTTAAAGTGAATTACTTCGTTTGGCTGGGGATCAGTACCTATCTGATCTGGGGTCTCGGTATCACCGAAGTTTCTAAAAAATGTATAACGGTTATAAACAACTTGTACAAAGCCGTCACGGTGACGACGGATACGCATTGTAGTTGTAGGAATATGTCCAATATAACCAATCTTACCTGTTGATGTGCGACCAACTTCCATGTAAGCATTTCCAGTAGACTCTAGGTCAACGAATATCTTTTTCATTGTTTCTGTAAATGAATCATCTGAGTTAAGGGATTCTAGGAAGCTGCGAAGCTCTTCTTTTAAACCTTCAATCTTTGAACGTAGCTTATCAAGCTTCTTTGGATTATCCATAGCCAATTCAATTTTTGAAGTTGTATCCCATGTGTTCTCAAACTTATAACCAAGGCCAACTACGTTGGCAGCTTTAGCATTTACAGCAGAGTGATGATATGGGGAGATATCATAAAGCTGTGCCAAGTAAAGAATGTTGTATGGAGGTTGAACAATCTGAAATAACGAATATCCAGTCAGATCAAGCGGATCAAGTTTCTTGGACTTTGCATCACCAACGCCAGTAAATGACTTTTGAATTCTATTTACTTGACGACGAAAGTTAGGGCTTAAACCATCTGCTTTCTTAATTTCATCCCATGATGCGTTAAATGGGTCACCAAAATCGTGTTCTACTGTATGTGATGGGGCATCAAGTTTTACTGTGATCCCGCCCTCATCTTCATCAATCGTGTCATCAATTCTTAAATTAGCCAAGTTTCATGTCCCTCATTTCTTTAACATAATCCATCATAGCTGGAGTATCATATTCATCTGGCACAAGGCCCAATTCTAATCTTTGTCTTTGCATTTCAAGTTCTTCATCTGTAACTGGTCTATGTCCAGCCATAAACAATGGCTTTCCATCTTCTAGCCCGTAGTGCTTTGCAACATCTTTAAGCTTCTTTATCTGACGGATATCGCCTTTCATGGACGGGATACTTAAATAAGCACCTTCTTCATCCATGACAATTTTGCCGTCTGGCATCTGCCAAATATATAATCCCCAGTTAACTTCATCAACGGGAGTAATCTTCATTTTACCCATATGCCCATAATACCACGTAACTGTTAAAAATGGTACATATGACTACCAAAAATACAGGTTAATTAACCATTTACGGGATGTGGGTATGCCAAAATTGGTTGTCCAGCATTAAATGCTGTACTACCGCCTGAATATTCTGACAATGTGCCAATTATGTTTGATGCTCCTGACAAAAGTGTTGAATAATCAACTTGAGAAACATTGCTAGAAAGGAATTCCAGGTATCTTGTTTGGGCATCTGACTGGGCAAATGCTTGTGGATAAATACTTACATATCCAAATGTGCCATTGGAGAAGTTCTGTAGTCTTTGATCTCCGCCCAAGTAGATTTGAGTATTAATTGAGTATGGATAAACGCACACAAAGTGGTAGGACTCACCTTGGGTCATGGTTTTGCCTGATGTTAATGATAAACCATTTACATATACATTACCAAAACCTGTTTGATAAATTGCCCCTGTTGAATCAAAGTACAAAGACGCTCTAATACCTATGGTATCCAAAATAATCTGTACTTGAGTTGCTGTAAGCTGATCCCACCTAAACCAGAATTCTATTGTTTGATATCCCGTGGCAATTGCTGCTGGAGTAATTGTAGCAACAGAGTTTGCATTATTTACTTCTGCAATTTTAATTCCAAAGTTTGAAGATCTAGCCAGGATGTTAAAGAAATTCTTTTCAATTGAATATGTATCGCCTGTATAGCTTCCTTGTCTTGGAGCTAACACGAAGGCACCTGCATCTGAGATAATTGACAAATCATTATAAAACACAACTAGTGCATTATCCATTCTTGGCAAATACTGTGAAGATGAGTCAGCTGTAAATATACTTGTTTTAAAAATCGTATCTGTATATGCTGTAGCACTATCTGGATACTTTAATGCTGGATAACCATTAAGAACATTAGTCCATGTCTTGCCATAATCTTGTGATAATTGAACATTTACGCTTTGATTTGTGCTAACTGTTGAATCATAATAAGAACCTGTATCCCAGGTCATTCTGGCTCCAAATATCTTGGCAAATTGTGAAGAAGGTACACTTAGCGTCCATGTTCCTATTTGAGATACCGCCGTGTTATTAATAAAGGATATTGTGGTGCTATCGTAAGCTCCATAATTTGTATAAGTTGATGGATCAACATATTTTGGCAAAAAAGACATGTAAGAAATGCTTCCAACCATTGGGCTGGTGGTTGCAGATGAATATTGGTTTCCAAAGTACAGATTCAAGTTAGCATATGTATATGAAGGTAAAGATCCATTAGATGAGCCTGTATTTGACATATATATCTTTACTGTAGTGCTATTTATTGCTACTCCAAAATTATAAGTTCCCGCCGTATTTTGAGCAGGTAGTTGTGCAACAACATTTTCTGTAACTGTATATGGATAATTAGAAGATATTGAATGATAATACAATGTTAGTTTATTTGATGTATCTTGTGCAAGATACAACCATTCACCATTATTAAATCCTTCAACAGCAAATATAACTGCTGGATTTCCAGTTGTGTTGCTTTGCCAGTTAATCTGACCCATTATAGACATTGAGTTTATATCAAAGTATGAAGATATATTTGAAAACTTTGCTGAAGCTGTATTTGTTACAGATAATCCATTTGAAGTTGTTATTGCTCCAGAGGTTCCTGCCTTGGTTAGGGACGGGATTGTTTTAAGTGTCAATCCATTATTATCAGTAATTAAATTAGTTAATACGCCTTGGCTATAATTTTTGGGATCTGAAAAATCTTTTTTATAAGCATACATTGCATCGTTTTCTTTAATGTCAAAAAAATATCCGCTTGTTTGTTTTACATAACTTTGTGGGGATGAGTCATATGTTCCCCAAACCATATGGGATCTAATTTGATTTTGAGATAATGTATAGTCATAAAATGCTAGGTCGTTTACAACAAAATTGTTTGAACCTGAAGATGGCCCTACTTTATAGAAAAAGTCTGGTGCAGCATATGTATCATGAGACCAAATGAAGTTTGATGATGCTGTTGCAGAGTTTCCAGATATACCATTAACAACTACATTAATAGTGCCTTTGGAATAATAAACAAATAAGTGACATTGTGATTCCCATGACTGTACTTGTTTATATGCAGTGTATGAAAGTGCTGCACCTGTTTTTTTATCTTTACCATTAATAGTAAAATAAACTCTATCGTTATTTATATATACTTGGGCAATAGTGTCGTTTAGATATGTTACTGAAAGAAGTGTGTTATTAAGTGGCGGGTTTGAATCAAAAGCCAACCATATCTCCATACCAAATGTTAAGTTTTCAGTTCCAGTATAAAACATGTCATATAGCTGAGCTAGGTTGGTTATACCAACCTCTGATGTGCCATTTATTTTACATCCCGCCAATTGGGTGTCATAACTAGAAAGAGTTGCTAGAGGCAGGATGTCAAGAAAGTTTGGCTGACCAATTGTATAAGCTCCATGATTTCCATTTGTAGATATATCTTGCAAGGTAAATGTTGGAGAAGTAGATCCATAAGTAGGTTCTGCAGATATCCAGTCCTGATATGTTCTATATTCAAGCAAAATAGTAGCATAAGTTCTTAGCAATGATGTGCCATTTAATGGCCAAAATGCTAGAGGATTATCTCTGAGTACTACTTGCTTATATGACATTTACACCCCAACTATACTAATTCTACCATAAATTCAGTCAATTAGGTTTTTCTTAATTTCGTTTAAAACCTGTTCCCTTAAATTAGCTTTTTTAGCATTTTCATATCTTTGTAATAGATTCTTTTGTCCACCATACCTTATATTTGAAGTTGCACATTCTTCTGCTATATTTGCAAGTTCTTTATTCATCTTAAACCTTTTTAATATTATTTTTTTATCTGTTTTAAATTCAGTATAAAATAATGGTTGATCTGCTTCAAAGTTTAATTCAGATACATTATGTGGAATATGGTAGTCAAGATTAAAATCCCTAAACCACTGACCTATATCAAACTCGCCCGTTGAAAGAATTACATTTTGAGCTGGGGATACTGGTGGAAAATATGGGGCTGTAAATCTTGCTACAACTGGTTCTTCAGCAAAAAATATCCATGACATGTTATATCTTATATTAACCGTACCTTCAATTGATGGCTCTTTGTCAATTTTTACTTTTAATGGAGCAATATCAAATATATCCAGCGGGTAGTTGAGGTTGTTACTCTTTATATATTCTGGAATAATTATTTTACTAGGCATTACATTATTTGTCACAAACACATTTTTCATTGAACTTACATATGCTGGACAACTAAACATATTGTTCTTTTTATTATTGTCATTTTTCTTTTGGATTATTTGATTCAATAGTGGCTCTGGCTCAGAATATAACATTGTCCAAGATGATTCCTCTGGCAAAAATGCCGAAGGTGACCAATATATGGTTATAGTGTCTTTCATTATTTTCCTTTGTTAAGGGGAATTAAATTCTTTTTTCCCAGTTTACTTTTTCTTCATTCCAAATGTATACAAATCCAACGCCATCAATTTCTGGCTTAGGATGCGGTGGAACCCATGTGCATGTTTCTTCATCAAATACCCATGAATCAAAAATTTTTTTATCAATAAATGCATCTCTTTTTTCATCATAAGTCATGCCAATTCCTGCAAAGTTTTTTCTGAAAGGTACTCCACCATTTTTATGTTGATTTGCATATGTGTTATATGAAGTTCTAAGGCATCTATAACCTGTTTCTTTAGAATAAAATTCTTCCCAGTCGGTTATGCCGTCAACAACCTCATGCTCATTCCTACCAGTTATTACTTGAACAACTATATTATTTTCATCTAAAAGTGCATAATGTGCCATTAGAAACCAATCGTCCCCGTTCCCGCCGTGAATGTGTAAACTCTGTAGCCCGATCTTGAAGATGTGCTATATGTATATGTAAGTCCTGCACCAATTGTGCCAAGTGTTGGTAATGAAGTTGGATAGGCAATAATAACTACTCCTGAGCCTCCTGGTTGTGCCGTTCCTGAAGTTCCAGCTGCTCCGCCGCCGCCGCCTAGGTTTGTACCTCCAGCTGTTTGATTTGTTCCTAGGCCATAACCATTTCCACCTTGACCACCTCCACCTGAACCACCAGATCCGCCATAACCATTAGATATTCCGCCGCCTCCGCCGCCTGCATAATAAGTAGAAGTTCCAGTTATTGAAGATGTAGCACCTCCGCCGCCAGTACCTCCAGTGCTATAACCATTTCCACCTGCGGTTCCAGCACCTCCGCCGCCGCCTGATGAATAGGCTGGGCTTGGAGCAACGCCTGTGCCTCCATTATTTCCTTGAGATGGAGTTACTGCTGGTATATTTCCATAGCCCCAACCTGAAGTTCCAGTATGTGCTCCTCCACCTGAACCACCATCTCCTAATGCTCCTGGAGTGTAGCTTGGTCCACTACCTTGTGCGCCAATGCCTCCTCCTGCAGAAGTTATAACACCTAATGTGGAATCGCTTCCTTTTCCAGTTGATGAATAAGGTCCTCCAGCTCCAACTGTTACTGTTGCTGAGCCCAGCAAAAGAGTTCCATTTCTAAATCCTCCTGCACCACCACCTCCTGAATGTGCTGTAGCATAAGTTCCAGCACCTCCGCCGCCAACGACTAGATATTCTACAGTATATCCACTTACTGGAGTAACTGAATTACTTGGAGCACTTAAAACTGATGAACCTGCAGAGTTATTTGCAACTGCTGTAAACGTATATGAAATACCAAAAGAAACTCCTGTTACTGCAATTGGGCTTGAAGATCCAGTTGCACTTAAATTTCCAGGACTTGAATAAACTGTGTAAGAAGTTACTGTTGAAGCACCTGTATTTGATGGTGCTGTAAATGAAACAGATACTGCACCGCCACCATATGAAGCAGAAAGTGATGTTGGGGGTTGTGAAATAGTTCCTGCAACTAAAGCAGAGCTAGCTGAAGAAGTTGCAGAACCATAAGCATTTGTAGCAGTAACTGTAAATGTATAAGAAGTTCCTGCAGATAATCCTGTAATTGCAATTGGGCTTGATGTTCCTGTAGCAGTAAATCCACCTGTATTAGAATTTACTGTATATGTTGTAGCGGGATTTCCAGTAGTTGCAGGTGTAAAATATACATATGCCGCTGGAGTTCCACCATATGCAATAGCCTGATTTGCTGCAGTTACATTTGTAGGAGCATTTGGAGCAGTTGCTGGATTTACCCAACCATTTACCGTATATACTTCTGTTTGACCTGTAGTAGTGTCATAATAGGATGTTCCAATAGAAGCAGTTGATGGGCGATTAGCCAAAGTTCCTGACAACTGTGTAAACGTACTTGATCCAAGTGCAGTTATATTATTATTAACTGTAACATAAGGTGTATTTAGAGAGTCATTAGGTACGTTTTTTGGTTTGTCTAAAGGCATTTTATTGCCACCGCCCTCTCTTTAAGCCTGAGCTTCAGTCCAAGCAAGTCTTCCGATAACCTGTGCTGGAGTAGATGCAAGATTTGTTACAACAATTGTAAGTACATCTGGCCCGTCAGGATATCCATTTTGTCCTGCATATGCTGGAGTTCCAAGTCCTCCACCACCAAGGATTGAGTTACCAAGGTCACGGAGGTTAGAAAGATCAAGCTCTGTAGTCTGGTTAGCAAAGAAACCACCAGTTACTTCACCGCCAGTTACCCCATAAGCACCTGCCGAACCACCATTTGTGGCATTTGGAGCAAAGTCTGCAATTTGTGCAAGGGAAGATGTAAGTGAGCCATAAACGTTACCTACAGCATTTGTCCATTGCTTATATGCAAGAAGTGATGGAGAGCCTGTTGTGCTATATGCTGTGGAATAAGTACCTGCCACTGCAAATGTCGTTGATGATGGAACAGATGTAATCGTATAAGTTCCATTATATCCAGTTGAGGATGTAACACCAGATACTACAACTTGGTCTCCAATATTTAATCCATGGGGAGTTGTAGTTGTATAAGTTTGAACTGTTCCTGAGCCAGAAGCTGTTGATAGGTAAATTGGAACACCTGTTGCAGCTCCATAAATTGTTTGAGAACCACCAAATGGTGATGCATTGATATATCCTCTTACAAGAATGTTACCCGTGTTAGTATTCAAAAGAGATACGTCAAGTGTTGAAAGAATCAACTGAGCACGGTTTAGAAGATCTCTTTGGCCAAATCCCGCTCCGATACCATTATCTACTGCAGGAGATAGACGGATTGACATCAAAGCTCTTGTATTATTTCCAGTCAAAGTTAGGGAACCGCTGGTAATTGTACCTGTTGGGTTTGGAGTAATTGTAAAGTTTGTTGAGTTAACAACAGAAGTTACATATGTTCCCGCTGCAATATTGGTTCCTGAAACTGTCATTCCTGGAAGAATATTTGCCGTTGTTTGTGTACCTGTTCCAGACAAAGTGATTGTATTTGATGCTGCAGATCCGCTTGCGGAACCTGAGAATACAATAGAAGCTGTTGGAATTGATACTGGAGTCTGCTGTCCGTATGTAAACAAGAGGGACTTATCAGCGGTAAATCCGCCATCCATAATTGCTGCAGTACCCCAGTGTGAGATAGTCGGAGCAAATGTTGGATATGCAAACTCTATTGCAACTGGGTTAGTTGCACTATAAGTAAATGATTGTCCAGAAGATGCACCCATTGGTGGAACAATTACTGTTGGATTAGAAGTTAATGCACCTTGTGAAAGTGTAAGAACTGTACCATTAATTGCTGCAATAAATGTGTTATCTGGGAATGATAACGGAGCAATAACTCTTTGTCCTACTTGAAGTCCCGCTGCAGATGATACTGAAGCTTGGTTAGAACCAGCTGAAATTGTCAGAGCAAGTGATGAGTTACCTGCTTGTCCACGAGTAAGTCCAGTAAATGTTGTTGATGTTGTACCCGTATAGTTTACATATTCGTAAGCTGACTGATTGCGAATCAACAGTGTTCCTGATGATGGAAATCCCGTTGTTGATGCTACGTTAATTGTAGTATCTGATGCAGCAGCTGATGCTGTTAATACTGTAGACATTGGAATTGTTGAAGTTTCATAACGTCCTGCCAAGTTACCAGAACGCAAGAAAGCTTCTGAATTAGTGTTGTTATTTGGTAATGAATGGCAGTAAATAATTTTACCATCAGTACCACGAACACCCCAGCGAACTACACCTGCACCGTACCAAGCATAGTCAATAAACCACATTTGCATTCTTGATAGATCAATATTGAATCCTGAAGGACCAGTTCCATCAAGCTTATCAAGATTAAACTGAGATTGTGGAATACGAGTTTCAACTGTCTTAGACGCAACAATATAGTTATCAGTTGTTCCACGATATGCAGGGGAAATTTGAAGAGTTGTATCAGAAACAATATCTGTTACACGATATGATGCACCACGAAGAACAATATAGTCTCCTGGAGTTAACTGCTTAGAAAATGTTGTAGGGAATGATGAGTTTGTTTGAGTAACTGTGTTAGATCCATTTGTAGCAGAAACTTTTCCACCAATTTGGAATACGGAGTTACGGCGAACTGCCCATAGAGTTTGTCCATCAAACTCAAAAAACATTCCGTTTTGTTGATCAAAAATTCCCATACGGTTCTTTGCACCATACCATCCAACTACTTGAACAAAATATGTTCCAGATGCTGGTGATGCTGAAGGTACTGTATTTGCTGTATATGTAAATGTATTATATCCAGTCACGTTTGCAACAGTAAATGTTCCATTATATGCAGTTTCATTTGCACCATAAATTGTTACGGTTGCACCTACCTGCAAATTATGTTGTTCTTTTGTTTGAACAGTTACAAGCGTTCCAGATGAAGTGATTTGATCTACAAGCAAATTAGGCTTGATAATTGTACCTGTTGACATTTGCAAACCCTTACCTGATTGATAACGGAAATAACGTCGGGTTTGGCGAATTGATTGTTCAAAGTTAGATGAACCATTTGTTGAGAAGATAACTCCACCATCAAATGGACGGTGTAGGAATTGTCCTTGTGGACGAACATAAACTGAAGCGGAAGTAGATGTAAGTGTTCCAGTAGGAGTATTAGGTACATATACTACAAATGATGTAGGTGATGTAACGGTTGCAACTACAAATGAACCGTTTGGAGCATTTGTACCATTTGTTGTAACACCAGTAATTGCAACTTCATTACCAATCGCAAGACCATGGTTTATTGAAGTTGTTACAGTTACAGCACTTCCTGAATATGTAATTGTTGGAGCTGTACCAATTGTTACACCTGAATAAAAGTTAGCAGAGTAAATTGCTGTTTTGTTAGCATCCAAAAGCTGTGTAATTGTTGTAGAGTTTGCTGAACGTGCTGTATATGAAATCCAAGCAGATGCTGAGAATGATGCAGTTGATGTTGATCCAGTAGCTGTTGAAGCAACAGTAAAGCTGGTATTTGAAACAATTGATGTAATAACTGCGTTTGTTAGGTTATATCCTGCAGATGATGCACCTGTAATTGTTACGGTTTGACCTACTACAAGTCCCGTCGTTGATGATGTTGAATAAGTAATTGCAGTTCCTGTGCTTGAAATTGCAGTAATTGAACCTGTAATTGGTGCACAAACTGGAGATGTTGAAGTACCTGTATTAGTTGAAGTTGAGTCAATTACATAGTTACCGTTTGCAACTGAAAGATATGTATCTTGAACTGTAATTGCTCCTGCTGCTGCAAGATAGTGTGTTGCGTTAAAGTTTACAATTACGTTACGTGTGCCATTTCCAAGATAAATTGATTGCAAGTTTGCAACGTTTGGAACTGTCTGATATGCAAGTGGACGGTTGTTAATCATGGTTAGGTTTTCCCATTTAGAAACCTGTGTACCATATTCAAAGTCTGTATCAATAAGGTTGGCTGGCGTGGATACACGCATCTTTCCAACTGGGTCAGTTGATGTTTCATCTGGGTGAATTGCTTCTGAATATTCATCAATTGTTACTTGGAGCTTATCAGTTGAAGACATTGTAGAAGTGTTATAGGCAAGTGTAATTGTTGTCATTCCAGCAGCACCGTTCATTGATGTTACATATGAAGTTGCTCCTAGTGAAGGGTCGGAGAAGTTATAAATGACTTTATTCTTTGTGACGTTTGTAATAAGTAGCAAACGCTCTTGTGGTACATATCTCTGTGATAAAACTACTACACCTGTTGATGGTGTGAATGTGTACTGGGTATCCAGCATGATTTTTCTTGCCATTTATTACGCTCCTAGTAAAATGTCCGCTGCCTTAAACGGATAATTTGTATTTGATGTATTTGTTGTTGGCCCCAACATTATTCTTCCGTTGAAAGAAGATCCTGCTGGAGGTACTTCTGCAAAGCTTATATATCCACTGGAGTCTACTTGAAGTCCCGTCCTTGGTAGTGGAGACTGCCAAACATAATCTGGCGTATATACTGATTGTAGTATACCATTAACAGTGATTAAAAGCCTAAAAGGATTTGTTATATTAACTGAATAACCACCTGATGTTGGAGCAAAGCGACTTTCAATCCCGTCAAACTTTGTACTCAAATCATCAAGCAAACCAATATTAGAGCCAGAAGAATTATCTACATATGCTTTTGTGGCTGCATCTTGTGAGTTTACGGGAGTAGGTACAATTACCTCTCCCGTAAATGTTGCAGTTCCGTTAAGCAAACTAGCTAATGTTCTGGCTGCTGTCATCTAATTATTCGGCGGGAAATTCTATGAGATCCCACTCTCCCGTCTTATCATTCCATGTGTAAGGTTGAGTTACATCTGGAATTGCTTTTGGTGCAACCCAATATCCTAGATTTTCATCAAAAGTCCAAGATTTAAAAGGTTGTGGAATTGTTGTATTTGACTTACTTGCCATCTATTGCTACCTCATCCCAAGCTTTATTCTCTTCATTCCAAGAATAAAACTTTCCGTCTGTTGGATATGCGACGGGAGCTTCCCAAGTAAATGTAGTCTTATTTAAAATCCAAGAAGGAAATGGTTGTGGTGCATAAAATGCATCAAGATCTTTATCATATGTATAACCGATTCCTGCATAGTTACCTCTTAGCGGGGTCCCGCCCAAAGTATGCTTACCACCAATTGTATTATATGAGGTCTTTACCCAAGTTCCTCCAAGGTTGTCAATCAACCACTTATAACCTTCATCGCCTGCTGGATCATTATTATTACCAACAAGAACACGAGTTACAATGTTATTATTATCAATTTCTGCCCAATGTGCCATATTATTACCTCCTTTCCCTATTATACCTTATTTAGTCAATGCAGCGATTTCATCTGCAGTTAAACCAAGTTTAGTTAACTTGTCAATTGCTGATGCTTTTGCAGCTTCTGCTGCTTTTGCATCTGCTTCACGTTGTGCAGCTTCTGCTGCTGCTTGTGCTTGACGTTGATCATAATCAGCAATTTCAGCAGGAGTTAATTCAATCTCTTGAACTATTCCGCATTTGCCACATTTAGGTTCGCATTCACCTAAACAAACTTCTAATCTTGTTAATTTATCAGCCATTTTATATCTCCTTTACATTGAATATCTTACTATAATTAATCCTGAACCACCAGCTCCGCCTAGCATTGAAACCGATCCATTTGAACCTGTTCCTCCGCCACCACCGCCTGTGTTTGCAGTTCCAGCTGCTCCAGCAATTGCTGAAGATGCAGAACTTGCTCCACCACCATAAGCTTGTCCTCCGCCACCATAGCCACCTGCTCCACCAGTTGTTGAACTATAGCTTCCACCTCCGCCACCGCCAGCAATATAATATGTTCCACCTACATTTTGACCCAAGTTTAGTGTTAAAAGTGCTGTTTGCAATGGTGTTGATCCTGCCCAACCAACCATAGTGCTAATTCCATTTCCTCCAGCAACACCTGCAGTTGAAGCACCTACTGATGAACCTGAAGCACCTGCTCCGCCACCGCCAGCGGCACCTCCGTTGCCAGCATTTATTACGTTTCCACCAGCGTTTCCGTAACCATTGCCACCTATTGATGTTTGTGTTGAAGATCCACCATAAGTGTTAAGATTATAATTTGCTGCTCCGCCGCCTGATCCACCAGAAAGAGCGTTTACGTTAGCATTGTCATACCCACCACCACCACCGCCGTAGCCAGGAGTTAATGAAGAAAATTGAGAGTTACTTCCATTAGCCCCTGCTGCATTTGATACTGGTGCTGCTCCCGCTCCGATAACTGCTGGATAAGAAGTATTACTTGACAAAGCTTGTGAAGAAAAAACAATAACTCCTCCTGCTCCGCCGCCACCAGTTCCATTATAACCAGTTCCTACTGCTGCTGAGCCTGCAGATCCACCACCGCCTACAACTAGAACATCGCATGATAATGTTATAGAAGGAATAAAAGTACCATTATTCAAGAAAGCATGATACCAATATGTACCATCATTTTGAATAATATCTCCACCTTTAGCTTTAGGAGCTTTTGTAGGGTTTGTTGTTGAATTTGCTACACCATATAATGAAAATGAAGAATATTGAACAAATG